TGACCGATGGCACCGGTCAACCGCCACGAAGAAAAAACACACATGAAAGGAGATTTTCTTCCCCGCCATTATAGCATGCGGCGGGGAAGAAGCGCAAGAGAAATGAGCGTGATTCAAGACGCCATTGCCACCATTGAGGGCCAGCAGCCGAAAGAGCGCTCGGCGGTGTGGATGGTGGGCGAGCAGCTGAAAGATATGGTCCGCGGCAACGAGGCTGCGGCGGCACTGCTGCTGACAGACCTGACGCAGAACAAGGAGATGACGCTCACGGCGGCGGAGAAGAAGATCGCCGAGCGAGCCAAAAAGAACAAGGTCGGCAACTGCGGGTGCGTGACGCCCGCGGAGGCCGAGGACATCCTGCGTGAGTTTTTCGGCCTGCCGGAGCGCGGCACAGACGCAGCACCGCGGACGGAGAGGCGCAAGGTCGTGGACCTTGCGGACTTTTTATGAGCCGCCGCACAGACGCCGGGTGGGAGAATCTGGCGGACAAGCTGCCGTTCCAGCCATGCGGAGACCTGCAAAACGACGTGCTGGAAGATATCTATGACAACGACGTGCTCGGGACCGGGTTGATGCTTTACAGCCGCGAGAGCGTGGAGACCGCAAATCCTATTGCGCAGATCATGGGCGCGGAAGACTGGGACCGCTGGGAGAAGTCTCGGAAGCGCCGCTGGGGCGCGCGCTGCACCTGCTCAAACTGCGGAGAAGAGTTTTTTGCGGGCTATGTCAGCGACAGCGGTACGAGTGGCATCGTCCTGCGGCAGGGCGAGGACGGGCAGATTTATGACGGCTACGTCGACAAGGGAGACGACGATGCGCAAATCTTTTTTGACGACGAGACGATCGTTTGCCCGCGCTGCTACCAGAGCATGGTCGTGACGCGGCGGAGTGAGCTGCGGCAGGGGCGCACGCTTCAAGCATTGCAGGCCGAAACACTGAACATTGACGGATATCTCGCGGTGCTCTATTGGATGGTGGCTCGGTATCAGGACAACACGGGAACAGACGTCGTGACGTTCTCGCCGCACGCGGCGCTGATCGTGGACCGCTGCGGCGTGCTGCGGCGCTTCCGCGCGGTGCGCCACAGTAACGAGGCGCGTGACGTAACGTGGACACCCTGCAAGCAGAGCTGCGACCCGATGCAGCAGCCCTATTACTGCCACGGCGCCGTGAACGGACGGCAGGTCGGCGGCTGGGTATGCGCCTATGGCCCAGAGCTCGGCGGGACGACGGGCGAGAAGACGGCACTGGACAAATACATCGGCGCGGGCGGAACCTGGCCGGGGGCGTATCTGCACGTCTGGCGCAAGCACCCGCAGGTGGAAAACCTGATGCGGCAGGGGTTCGGCGATGCGGTGACGCAGACCATTGACAACTATCTGAACATGTGCGGCAACTATTCCATGCTGCGCGACGCACCAAATATTCCGTGGGTCGATTGGAGCGAGACGAAGCCGCACCGGATGCTCGGCATGAGCAAGGAAGCCTTCCGCGAGGTGCGCGGGAAGCATTGGAGCGAAGGCACCGTGCGGTGCTGGGCGAGTTACCGGATGCTCGTAAAGAACGCGGACGCGCTGCAATTCGCGCAGGAGGTCGGCAAGCTCGGCCTGAACGACATGGAAAAATTGCTGGGCGCCTATCGGGCCGTCGAGACCGATCTGCACCCGACGCATGTGGTGAAATACCTTGAAAAGCAAAAGCGGCTGAAAGGCGGCGTGCAACTGCTGCTCGATTACCGGCGCGTACTGCGGGCGCTGTGGCTGGCGGACCAGAACGAAACGCTGTGGCCACGCGACCTGCAAGCGGCGCACGACCGTGTAATGGAGATGTACGCGGCGCACGAGGGCGTGAAGTACTACTCGGCGGATTTTACGCCGGTCTACATCCGGCTCAAGGCGCTGGAATGGACGGACGGCGAGCTCTGCATCCGTATCCCGCAGGAGGAGCGGGAGCTCATCGACGAAGGGAAGACGCTGCGGCACTGCGTGGGTACCTACGGCAGGACGCATTGCAGCGGCAAGCCGATCTTCTTCGTGCGGCACTACCGCAGACCGGAGAGAAGCTACTACACGCTGAACATCGACCTCACGCGGGCGATGCCGAAGGAGATCCAGCTGCACGGCTATGGCAACGAGCGCCACGGAGAGCGCAAGCAGTATGAGCACGGTATCCCGAAAAAGGTGCGCGACTTCTGCGACAGATGGGAGCGCGAGGTGCTGACACCGTGGTTCATGGAGGAACAACGCAAAAAGTTCACTGAAACGAACAAAGCAGACAAGAAAGCGAGGAAAGGCGCATGAGCGAAACAATGGAAATGGCCGTGGCCGGTGAGGTGCGCAGCATCACCGCCATCACGGATGAGATCATTTTTTACAAAAATGTCGGCGGACAGGCCGTCATCGAGATCGGCAAGCGGCTGATCGAGGCAAAAGCACAGCTCAAACACGGGGAATGGCTGCCATGGCTGAGCGAAAAAGTGGAGTTTTCGGAGACGAGCGCGCAGCGATTTATGCAGCTTGCGAGGGAGTACGGAAATACCTCACTGGTGGGGGATTTGGGAACCTCGAAAGCCTTGGTATTACTGGCTTTGCCGGCATCTGAGCGAGAGAATTTTGCAAGCGAAAAACACGTTGTCAACGGGGAAGAAAAAAGCGTCGCCGAGATGAGCAAACGCGAGCTTGAAGAGGCCATCCGGCAGCGCAAGCTCGCTGAGCTGGAACGCGACAAGGCGCAGCGCGAGTTGGACGAACAGCGCAAGGCCAACGAGGAGGCCGCGGCGGAAGCACAGAAGGCGCAGGACGCGGCGGACGCCGCCCGCGCCGAGGTGGAAAACGCGCAGGGCACGGCGCTGGCCGCGCAGGAGCGCGCGGCGGAGCTGGAACAGGAATTGAAAGCGCTGCGCGAGAAGCCCGTGGACGTGGCCGTGCAGACCGTGGACGCGAGCGAGGAACAGATCGCGGCGGCGGTGAAGGAGGCGGAACTTTCCGCCAAGGAGAAAATCGGCAAGAAGGCCGAGGAGCTGAAAAAGGCCAGAGAGGACCTGGCACAAGCAAAAGCGGACGCGCAGGCCGCGGCAGAAAAGGCCGAAAAGGCAGAGGACGAGGCGGCGGCACTGCGCGCCGAGCTGGACAAGGCCAGAAAAAGCGCCGCGGCGATGGACAACAAGGCACTCGCGGAGTTTGCCGTCCTGTTCCGGCAGGCACAGGAGACGGTGAACCGCATGACGGAGATCGTCGACGAGCTGGATGAGGAAAGCCGCCCGAAGATCTACCGCGCGCTGGGCGCGCTGCGGGACATGATCGCTGAAAAGGCAGGTGAGGGCGCGTGAAGCGCAGCGACTATCTGAAACTCTGCGTGAGAGCGGCGATGCTCAGCTACCGCAAGCCGAAGGTGCTGTACGCTGGGATCGAATATTACCCCGAGGGCTATGAGCTGCGATTCGACAAGAGCGGCAAGGCGGTACATAGAGCGATCCTGCGGGATGCGAGCAAGCACAACTGCCTTTTCTACTGCCCGCTGGCGAAGGTGCAGGAGGCGGAGGTATGAGTAAAGCGGTTTTAATCAGTATCCGCCCGAAGTGGTGCGAGAAGATTATCAATGGCGATAAAACGATCGAGGTGCGCAAGACGCGCCCAAAGATGAACACGCCGTTTAAGTGCTATATCTACTGCACGCAGGGCGGCGTTGCGCTCGGGGCGTGGGGAAAGCACGGCAAGATCATCGGCGAGTTTACCTGCGACCGTATTTACGAGCTTGAGACCAAAGCACGCGGCGGCAGCTACTACGTCAAGAACGAAGATCAACCGACGACGAATTTTATTGCGCGGCAATCCTGCCTTGACCTCAAGGATATGCACGGTTATCTGCACGCGCAAAAGGGCTACGGTTGGCACATCACCGATCTGCGCATCTACGACGCGCCGCGCGAACTGAGTGAGTTCCGCCGAGCGTGCCCGAATAGCTGGTATTGCGAGAGTTGTGCCATGTACTGGGAAAACAACGGCGCTTGCGGAAATGAGAGCTTGCAGTTCAAGCGCGCGCCGCAGAGCTGGTGCTATGTGGAGGAGGCGCGCGATGAATAGCATTCAGGCGAGCCAGATCATGGGCGGGAACGGGGCGAAGGCGCGCAAGGCGGTCGACCTGTACCCGACGCCGCCGGAGGTGACGGTGGCGCTGATGCGCTTTCTCAAGCTGCCGCGCAGCACTCAAATTTGGGAACCTGCCTGCGGGCAGGGTGACATGGTGGAGGCGCTGCGGGACTGCGGGATGCTGGCCTATGGCACGGATATCCGCGGCGGGCAGGACTTTTTGGACAGCTGGCAGCCGCGAAACACCATTGCCGCGTGTAGCTGGATTATCACGAATCCGCCGTTTTCGCTGGCAGACGAGTTTATCCGCCACGCGGCGGAGATCGGCAAGCCGTTTGCGATGCTGCTCAAGGCACAGTATTGGCACGCGGCGAAGCGAACACAGCTTTTCCGCGAGATTCCGCCGAGCTACGTGCTGCCGCTGACGTGGCGGCCGGACTTCCTCTTCAAGGAACGGAACGGCAAAAAGGGCGCGAGCCCGCTCATGGACGTCATGTGGTGCGTGTGGCTGACGCCGCAGATGCAGGGCGTGCAGACAGTATTCAAGCCGCTGATGCGGCCGGAAAAGGAGAAATGAGCATGTTTGTCGGAGAAACGTATAGCTGGGTGCCGACGAGCTGGGAGGGGTCGAACGGGATCGTCTCAGCGCTCGGCAAGAAAGGCGGGGTACACGGGAAGATCGTGTGCATCAACGAAAACCATCGGTATTTTACGGCGGAGGCGAACGTCGGCGGCGTGGTCATCCGCGAGAGCTTCAAATTTTAAGGAGGGTGCAGACATGTTGAACTATAAGACCAAGGACGGCAAGGTGACGGAACTCGAGGCACAGGGGTCGCTCGCAGAGCTTTTGAGCGACACAACTTTTCTGGCCCATGCCATTTACGGCATGCTTGCGAGGAGCGACAAAGGATTGGCGAAAGCGTTTCAAGCTCATTTTGCACTGCTGGCGGCCGACCCTGAATCGCCGATGTGGGAGAACAGCAATCCAAATTGTATCAGCATCGTGCAGCGCGTCAAGCCGAAGGAGGGCAAGAGCGATGACAAGTGACGAGGTTTTGACGGCGCTGCGATGCTGCGCGAGCGGCAGCTGCGACGGGTGCCCGCTGTGGGACGACGATCCGGAGGACACGACCTGCGCAGACGGCTTGATGGCCGCGGCAGCCGATTTGATCGAATTCCAGCAGCAGGGCCTTGAGGCGCTGACGAAGATGGACGAGGGGCTGAAAAAGCGGGGCGGCACGCTGAAAGAGCTCCTGCGGCGCGGCGATGAAGTCGTGCAGGGGCACAGAGACCCGACGGGGCCGAGGGGAGAGCCGGGTGTTATAGGAGATGAGGGATGCGGCGGAGACGACCCTGGGCCGAGAGGGCCTATCGGGCCGCGCGTCATAGGGGACGTTCCAAGATGCCCAGCGTGCGGGTCAAAGAACATCTTTTGGAACGCGGAGAAGGATATTAACACCTGTGCAGACTGCGGGTGGCAGGACAAGGAGGGTAACGGATGACTGACGGAGCAAAAGAGTTACTGCAAAAGGCCAAACAACAAGGCTGGCTGAGCGGGTCTGATTTTTCTGTGCTTATGCAAAGACTACTTATTTCTGAAAACGGCTATGTCATAGACATAGGGAATTGGGAGAATGTGAACGCCGAAGTAGCGCTGAGACTGGCGGACAACATAAAGAAGCACCCTCTGATCTGGAAGCTGCTTTTTATGGTTGCATAGGAGGCGCGGAATGATGGACTACCCCTATTTTTCACTGCGCGATCTGCGTGAGATGGAACGCCTGTTGGCGGTGTCGGACGCGACGTTCGGAAGATATTGCAAACGAACACAGAAAAAGCGGCGCAAGGATGCGCGGCGGAACAGGAGGAAATGATGGTTTCGGACGAGGCATTGAAAAAGCTGCAAGAGCAGATCGCGGCGTGGCCGATGGAACGGCGATTCGTGGTGCAGCAGCTCATTCGGGATTATTTGAGGAACCGGGAAGACCTGCGCGCCTACGAGGCGACAAGGCTGACGCCGCGCGGGGTCGAAATCCTCAAGGAAGAAAAGCTCAGCAGCGACGGTATGATCCTGCTCGGGCGGCTGATGGGCAAGAAGCTACACGAGATCGGCCGCGAACGCCTGCACGAGCTGGTCGAGGCCGGCGCGGACGGGCGCGCGATCACGCTGCCGTGCAAGCTCGGCGGCGAAGTGTGGGCGCCCGGCTGCGGCAGAACGGTGAAACTGCGCGTCGTCGAGGCGGCGCTGCTTCTGCAAGGTGAGGACGGCGAGGGCTATGAGAAACTGAGCGACTTCGGCAAGACATTTTTCGCGACGAAAGAAGGAGCGGAGGAGGCAAAGCGAAATGAATGGTTTACTTGAAAAGCTGCGGCGGGGCGCGATCAGGGCGCTCGGCGGGTACGTCGAGCAGGTTCCGCCGCCGAAACCGCAGGACACGCTGCTCATCAAATCGGAGAGCCGGAGGGTCGAGAAGATCACGGCAAAGAGCCGCATCTGCTACAAAGGGCTCGATGGAGACCGCGCCAGACAATGGGCGATGCGGCACACAAAAGAGGATCTTGTTAAATTCTTGATGCGGAAGATGCTGGAAAGCGGCGCAATCGTCTTCGAAGAGAACTGTATCGAGAGCCGGTACGATGACATCGAGCTGCGCGCGACGGTGTACGTCGCGATGCCGGAGAAGTAAAGGAGGGAATGAAGCGTGAAGCGACTGACAAATGAAGCGGTCAGAGTGGACGAGAGCGTGGACGAATACCTCGGCCCGCTCGCCGACCTTGAAGGCATGAAGCCGAAGCTGCTGGACCTGATTCTGAACGGTCCGGTGCTGAACGGTGTATCGAAGGACGTGCTGCGGCAGATCATTCGGCAGTTATACAGCGCGCTTGCCGCCTATGAGGACACGGGCATAACGGCGGAGGAGATCACGGCGACGGCCTCGCTCCCGATGTTCGTCAAGGTGGCCTCGGCGGCGTTGGGCACCACGCCCGACCACCTGCGCGAGTTGGTTGACGCCGACAAAGAAGGACGCACGGTGACGGTACCGTACTGTAAGAGCTGCGAGTACGGGGAGGCTTACGACCGGACGGACGGCAAAAAGGGAATATATTGCCATTGCCCGCGCTCGATTCTCCGCTACGGAAACGGCAGCATTTTCACGCCAGTGCGGGAAAACCTCGATTTTTGCAGTTACGGCAAGCCGAAGGAGGGCTGACGGATGGTGCAGGTATATTGCGATCGGTGCGGGCGGGTCATCACGGGGATGAGCGCGCATGAGCGTGTGAGCGTGACGGCGAGCGGCGCGGGCGGCGGGGAGATCGCGAAGCTCGACTTCTGCACATACTGCGCGGACTGGGCCATCAACACGCTGATGCGGCGGACGATGCTCGGCGCGGGCGAGAAAAAGAGCGCGAAGGCGGACAAGCCCGCGCCCATCGCGCCGCCGAAGGGCGAGAAAGACGGCCTTGTGTGGACGGCGGGGCAAGACAAACAAGCGGCCGCGGAAGCGCCGCCGCCAGAGCCGCTCCCGACGCTGAGCGTCAAGGGCTACGGCGCGGCGGAGAAGCGGAAAATCTTCGACGCGCTGGTGCGCTACAAGGTGCGGACCGGTCCGGGGTGGACAGAGCGCGTGAGCACGGCCTGCGGCGGGGACGTGAGCCGCGAGACGCTGCGCGCGATCGTCATGGACGGGCTGATGGTCGACATCCACGTGTGGCGCGTCATTGAGCGGGGGCTCAGCGACCTGGGCGCGGTGGAGAAAAAGGCATGAAGGTGACGTTTATTTTGCAGGCCGACGTGCCGGAGAGCGCCGTTCAGGGCATCAAGGAGCGCGCGGCGATGGACCTTGAGCGCTACGGCGACGTGAAGGTCGCGAAGATCCTCGTCGAGAAGCCGCGCGAGCACGAGCAGCTACATCTTTAATCACGCCTGCGGGCGAAAAAGAAAGGAAACAGAACCATGAAACAGTACATCGGAACGAAACTTATCGAGGCGGAAAAGGCGTATCGCGTGGACGGCAAGGTCGTTACGCTCGCGGAGAACAAAGTACCGTGCGGCTACAAGGTTGAGCGCGGCTACAAGGTGCGCTATGCGGACGGGTACGAGAGCTTCAGCCCGGCGGAGGTCTTCGAGCGCGCGTATCTGCCGCTCGAGGTGAACGGCAAGCTCAAGACTGAGGCGCCGAGCATCAGCGCGGAGATGGTCGAGCGATTCATCGACCACCACGAAACCGTGACGATGGGCGGCAAGACGACCGTTGTGCGCGCGGTGCTGAAAAACGGCTTCGAGATCGTGGAGAGCTCGAGCTGCGTGAGCGCGGAGAACTACGACGAGAAGCTGGGGGAGGAAATCTGCATGGAACGGATCAGAAATAAGATTTGGGAGCTGCTGGGCTTCCTGCTGCAAACGGCGGTGGGCGGCGTGAACGGCGAGGCAGCGG